GCTTTGTATTTTGTTGCAGACCCTAAGGGAAACTACCTGTATTGGCTAAATGATATAGAACTACCAAAGGTTGTTGAAATGTATTGCCCTGATACTACTTTATGGACTAAAAAGAAAGTTTTAAAACCCTGTTATCTCTTGCCAGAAGAACAAGCCCACAGAGTAAATTCTTACACTAATTAAAATTTTTTAACAATTTCTTTGTTTATTTAATATATTTTATTAAATTTGTTTAATAACTAATAAAAAGGTTAGTGATTAACATTTATGCGGACACTATTAAATTGAAAGACGCGGGGCAGTTGCTAAAATAATTCTAAAAGCCTTTTTAATTTTAAAAAAACAATTATGAAAAAACTATTAAACATTACTATTGATTTAATTTTTATATTATCAACCTTTGCTTTATTATGGGTTTCACTTTGGATATTCGCATAATATGAAAAAAGATAAAACAAAAAACAAGCCAACAAAACTTGTTAAATACATTTATAAGCCTGTACCAAAAAGGTCTTTTGAGGAATATTTAGAAATTTATAAAGATTTTATTTAATGAAAAAAGAATATAAAAAAGTAATTGACTTTTATAATAATACCACTAACGAACAAAAGTGTTATTTATTATTATTAATGAGCAAAGATATAATGGTGCCTGTTGAATATGAAGACGGGGTGCATTGTTTAGGGTTAGATGACGAAGCACCTGTTTGTATGAATGGAACAGCATTTCAAATTAATACAGAAAATTTATACACTAAAGAAAAATGAAAACACAGTTAGATGATTTAAAACTGCAACAAGCTAATTTAGAAATGGGCTTAGAGTATTTAATAATGTCTGGATTAGAAGACACAGAATTATACAAAAAAGAACTTGATAAATTACAAACAGTTAAATCAATAATTTATAATATTAAATAATTATGCCAATACACAACGAAATTTTTGAAAGCTACCGACAACAAGTTAAAAAAATTGACAAAGCAATGAGATTACTTGTTACTCACGGGTACAAAATAATAGATTTAGAAAACCAACTTATACACAGGGATAACATAGATTGCGAAAGTAAAAGATGTTTTACCTATAATAGAACACCAAAAAAAATAACAACAGATGACACCGAAATTTAATTTATTTGATTTTATAAATCAAGTTAAAGAAGAACTAAAAGAAGAACCAAATATAGATTATGATTTAGCAATGGAGATAGTTCAAATCAATATAGATAATGCAACTATATATTATTCTGATTGCTTAGATATAATGTATGTTTTACGGGTTACGCATTGGGGGGATTTTCCTGTCAGGTGTGATAGTGTTGCTTCGGTGGCATACTATGCTTTAGAAGAAGCTGTATTAGATGAAATTGATTTAAGCGTATATGATGACTAGAGATTTACAAAGGTTACAAGCAGACACAGATGTAAACGCAGTATTAGAGTTGTTAAAAAGATGGCGAGATAAAAGCGATAACAAAGAACTGCAAGAGTTTGAATCAATGATGTTAAGGATTAGTATTTATATATGGAGTTTACAAAATGAGAGAAAAACATTTGATAACATTATTGATGAATTAAGAGGCGATAAGCATAGGGCAATAAACAGGGCAAGGAAAGCCGAAGAACAATTAGAAGAATTAAAGAAACAATCTAAACCAAAAATTGATGGATTATAATTCAGATTTTAAATATGATTTAAAGCTAGGGCAGTTAGGAGAAAAACATTTAGCAGATATTTTAAAAGATAAAAAAATAGAAGTAAAGACAGATTATCAAGCAGAACAAACAGGTAATATATTTATTGAATATCATAGCAGGGGTAAAGCAAGTGGCATTACAACTACACAGGCTCAATGGTATGCGTTTTTATTAAGTAATCATAAAATTATTTTAATATCTACTGAAGAATTAAAAAGTATTTGTCGTAAATATTTATGGACTGATAGAGATGTAAAAGGCGGAGACAACAATACAAGCCACGGGATATTATTACCGTTAACTAAATTAATTTAAAACAATATGATACAATTATTAAACGGAAAGTATTATGATGAACAAAAACTTATTGATAAAATGTATAATGATGACTTTTATTATGGGGAATTAAATCATTTAGCCCTTTCAAGTTCAAGCATTAAATTATTATTAAGTAGCCCAAAGACGTATAAATTTGTTTTAAAATATGGTAATGCAGAATCACAAGCATTAAGAGACGGTTGGTTATTCCATACTTGTATTCTTGAACCAGATTTATTTGAAAAACAAATATTTGTAGATGTACAAAGCAAGAACAGTAAGGCGTATAGGTTAGCGAAAGAAGAACACGGTAAGGTATTTACCATAAAAGAAAAGAACGACGCTGAGAAGTTAGCTGACGCTTTTTTAAGGAATGAAACCGCATTAAGAATGATTAACGATAGCATATTTGAGCAACCTATGATTAAAACAATAGACGGTTATCCCTTTCGTGGAAAAGCAGATGTTTTAGGAAAAACTTTAATTTGTGATTTAAAAACAACAACAAAGATTAAAAACTTTTCTAAGAGTGCAGATATATATTCTTACGATGTGCAATGTTATTTATATTGCAATTTATTTGATAGGCATTATAAAGATTTTAAATTTGTAGTTATAGACAAAGGAAGTTTAGACATTGGGGTATGGGATTGCAGCGAAGAATTTTATTTAAGAGGACAAGAGAAAGTAAAGAAAGCCTTAGAAATATTTGAAACATATTTTATTGATGGGGTTGATATAGATAATTATTATTTAAGTGGAACATTATGAAAAAATTAGAAAATTTAAAACCTGGCGATTTAGTTAAATATATCGGTGGGGGTACAAGTAAATATTTAATAAAAGGCAATTACTATGAATTTAAAGAATATAGAAAAGCAGGGGTGCGAGGAGAAAAATATGATAAAATTTATGTGAGAGATGAAAGCGGTAAATTCTCTACCAAGCCCAGAACTTGGTTTGAAATTGATGTCCCTGATGATTTTTTCTATACTACCTTTTGGGGCGGGAAATCTTTAAAAACAAAAGTAAAAACGCCTAATTATTACAATGGCGATTATGGATATACTGCTAAACAAGTAGTAGACAATTTTAATTTGCCTTATCATTTAGGCACAGCAGTTACTTATATATTACGAGCATATAAGAAACATAATACACCAAATGAAGATATACAAAAAGCTATTGACCATTTAACATTTGAGTTAGAAAAGTTACAGAGAACAGTAGAGCACGATAATATAATATCAGGCACAGAATGAATATAATAAAAACTATGATAAAAAGATTTAAATTACAATGGGCTTTAATAGTAAGCCTTTATGAGAAAGGAAAACATTTAGGAATTAAAAAAAGAAAATGAAAACAGAAATAAATAAAATTGCAACACTAGTTAAAGATTTATCTGGCGTTGATGTTTTTGAAGATAGAAGAACAAGGAAACACGTAGAGGGTAGGGCTTTGCTTAATTTTATGTTAAGAAACCATTTTGGTATGACACTTTACCAAATAAAAGATTATTACCTTAGTAAGGGTAAAAACTATGACCACGCAACCGCATTGTTTAGTTTAAATAATTTTGAGATGTATAAAAAATACAGCAAAGAATTAGACGGTTGGTTAGATGTGTTAAAAAGATTGTATACTGATGATGAGTTAGATAATTTAAAAAGAGAAACTATAAAAACTAAAATAGATTATATCAGCAATGATTATGTTAATAGGATTTATAGAATAGTTAATCACTTACCGATGACGCAGTTAACAAAAAAAGAATAATAAATTTATGTGCGTAAAAAAACAAATATTTAATAAACATAAAGATTGGTTGAGGTATGCAATATATTTAGGCGCAAATAAAACTGATGCAAAAGACATAGTAAGTGAAATGTATTTTAAAATAATAAATAAATTAAATAACGGGTTAAATATAGATTATGGAGATTCTTTTAATCATCAATATATAATAATGACTTTAAAAAGTTTATTTCTGGATTGTAAAAGAAAACAAAATAAAAAAGAATTACTTACATTAAGAATAGATAAAAACGGAGACGTAGTAGTTTTAAACAAAGCGGGAAGAAAAATAAGCGCTATACCTAAAAAATTAAAAGCACCTCAGCGTTATGATTTTTATAAATTACATAAAGAACTAGAAAAAAGATTAAATATAATTCAAAAAACAAACAGAAATTTGTATTTTATAGACAAGCACATAGAAATGTTTAAAGATATATATTATAATACTGATGGGAATATTACTAAATATGCAAAAGACAAAAACATAAGTTTTCACCAAGCGTATCATTGTTTTAACAATATAAAAAAGTTAATAAAAAAAACTAAATAAATTTATATATAAGTATGAAGCCAATAAAAGTTAAAGTGGGTAAAATAAAAAACAACCCTAACAATCCTAGAATAATTAAGGATTATAAATTTAACAAACTTGTTAAAAGTATTAAAGAGTTTCCTAAAATGTTAGAGTTACGACCAATAGTTGTTGATGAAAATAATGTTATACTTGGTGGCAATATGAGATATAAAGCAGCAGTAAAAGCAGGGCTTACTGAAGTGTATGCTATACAGGCAGATGAATTAACAGAGGAACAAAAGAAAGAGTTTATAATAAAAGATAATAGTAACTTTGGAGAATGGGATTGGGACAGCTTAGCTAATGATTGGGAACAACAAGAATTACAGGATTGGGGTTTGGATGGTTTTCCATTTGAACAAGAACCAACTGAAATTAAAGACATATCTGACAGCATAGAAAGCTCATTTAGGGTTGAAGTAGAATTAGAAAATGAAGAAGAACAAGAAAAATTATATAACGAATTAATAAAGAAAGGATATATATGCCGACTTTTGACATTATAAAAGAAACAACAGCTTCTAAAACATTTAGAGTAGCATCTGTTATAGGTAAATTTGATTTACAAAGCGAAAAAATAACAGAACATTTTAAAGGAGAAATTAATTTAGAAATTGATTGGAAAATAGGATTAATTGTAGGTAAATCTGGAACAGGTAAAACAACCATAGCAAAACAGTTGTTTCCTGATTCATATGTAACTAATTACATATATGATAAATTATCAGTTTTAGATGATATGCCTAAAGCTTGTACAGTTAACCAAATAACAAAAGCATTTAATAGTGTAGGTTTTTCTAGTCCACCATCTTGGTTAAAGCCATATTCTGTTTTATCCAATGGTCAAAAAATGAGAGTTGATTTAGCTAGAGCTATTTTAGAAGAAAACAAAATGTTCGTTTTTGACGAATTTACCAGTGTTGTAGATAGAAATGTTGCTAAAATTGGAAGTTTTGCAATACAAAAAGCAATTAAAAAAACAAACAAACAATTTATAGCTGTTGGATGTCATAATGATGTGGAAGATTGGTTAATGCCTGATTGGGTTTTTAATACTGACACTATGACCTTTCATTCATTTGAAGGGCAAAAAAAAAATAGACCACAAATTAAATTTAACATATATGAATCTAAAAACAAATCAATTTGGAAAATGTTTGCTAAACACCATTATTTAAGTCATAAACATAACAATGCAGCACAAGTTTATTTAGCAACTGTTAATGATGAGATAGCAGGTTTTTTAAGTGTATTACATTTTCCTCATCCAAAAGTAAAAAATATGAAGAAAGTTCATAGATTGGTTATATTACCTGATTATCAGGGTGCAGGCTTTGGTATTAAATTTTTAAACGAAATTGGCAAAATATATAAAAAAGAAAATTTTAGATATAATATAGTTACATCATCACCTAGTTTAATCTATGCTTTAAAGAAATCAAATAAATGGACGACAACACGATTTTCTAGGACTGTCTCTCAATCAAAAGTAAGTACAGTTGGAAATATGCAAACATCGCACAATAGAATAACAGCATCATTTGAATTAAAATAAAAAAATGAACAAAACCGAACACCATAAAAAAGCATTACTAGAAGCGTTAGAAAAATCTTTAGGAGTTGTTACAACAGCTTGTAAAAGGTCTGGCGTAGGGAGAACCACATATTATGATTGGTATAATAATGATGAGGATTTTAAAAAACAAGTTGATGAACTATCTAACGTAGCATTAGACTTTGTTGAATCTAAGTTATTTGAACAAATCGAAAAGGGCAATCCCTCATCTACTATTTTCTATTTAAAAACCAAAGGGAAGAAAAGAGATTACATAGAAAGAAAAGAAATCACTGGTGCTGATGGCGCACCTACTAATTTTGTAGTAGAGGTAATTGACAAAACAGAAGATACAGACAAATAAGGTTTTTAAACACCTAAAGAATAGCGACAAAAAAATAGTCGTTGAACAGGGCGGTACTAGGTCAGGTAAAACCTATAACATACTGCTATGGATTATATTAGAGTATTGCGCACAGAACAAAGATAAAACCATAACTATATGTAGAAAGGCATTCCCTAGTTTAAGGGCTTCCGTAATGAGAGACTTCCTAGATATACTACGTAAGCTAAACATATACAACGAAGACAATCACAATAAATCTAACAGCGAATATAAACTGTATGGCAACTTAGTTGAGTTTATTAGTTTAGATATGCCACAGAAAGTAAGAGGACGTAAAAGAAACTTATTGTTTATCAATGAAGCTAATGAATTAAACTGGGAAGATTGGCAACAACTTATATTTAGAACAGATGATAGGATAGTTATTGACTATAACCCAAGTGATGAGTACCATTGGATATATGACAAAGTAATACCTAGAAAAGATTGTGATTTCTTTAGAACTACCTACCTAGATAACCCTTTCTTAGAACAAACTATAAAAGAAGAAATAGAAAGATTAAAACAAACTGATGAACAGTATTGGCAAATATATGGTTTAGGTTTAAAGGGTATAAGTAAAGCCACTATATTTAAATACTATGAATGTAGTTATATACCAGAAGAAGCTAAGTTAATATCTTACGGTGCAGATGCTGGTTATTCTAATGACCCCTCAACTTTAGTTAGTGTATATACCTTAGACCATAACTTATATATCAAAGAACACTTATATAGAACACAGATGACAACTAGAGATTTACATAATACCTTTAGGGATAGCAATATAGCTAGGAATCAAATATATATGGATAGTAGCGAACCTAGATTAATTGAAGAACTTAGAAGAATGGGTTGGAATATAAGACCATCACTAAAAGGTAGGGATTCTGTTAACGCTGGTATAGATTTACTGAAGAGGTATAAGATATACATAACAAGTGATAGTAATAACGCAATACAAGAGTTTAGAAACTATAAATGGAAAGAAGATAAATCTGGTAAACTAACCAACAGTCCAGAAGATAAGAACAACCATATAGTTGATGCAGTTAGATATGCAACATACAGTATATTAAGCAGACCAAACTTTGGTAAGTACACAATTAATTAAGTAACAAAAATAATTTTAAAAAGTTTATATATTAATATGAAAACAACAATAACAATACCAACATCTTTAAATGACTTAACACTAGGGCAATACAAAGAGTTTTCAAAACTAGGAGAATTAAAAGATAGCGAAGTTCAATTAGAGGTTATTAGAATCTTTTGTAATATACCTTTAATAAGTGTTCGTAGAATGAAAGCAAGTGATATTAATGATATAACAAATAAAATCTTTTTATTGCTAGAATCTAAACCCGCTTTAATAAATAGATTTAAAATGGATGGTATTGAATATGGCTTTGTTCCTAGTTTAGATGAAATGAGCTTTGGTGAATATGTTGATTTAGATACATACATTGGTAATTGGGAAGAAATAGAAAAAGCAATGGCTGTGTTATACAGACCAATAACCTTAATTAAAAACGGAAAGTATTTAATAACTGATTATGAACCTGGCGATTATAATAAATATAATCAGATGCCATTAGGAGTTGTTTTTAGTTCAGTGGTTTTTTTTTACAATTTAGGGATAGACTTATGCAAAGCTATGACCAGTTATACGGAGAAACTGCAAACGAACAACTTGATGGACGAACAAACTTTACTAGAAAATATGGATGGTATAACTCCCTTTATGCAATCGCTCAAGGAGACATTACAAGATTTGAAAATATCTCTAGATTAAATGTGCATCAATGTTTATATTATTTAACTTTTGAAAAAGAAAAACAAGAACTAGAATCAAGATTAATAAAAAAGAATTTTAAATGAGCCATAGAGGAATAAGAGGATTTTATTTAGTATTAGAAAAAATAGAAGAAAAACTATTAGCAGATGAGAACTGTAACACAGTAACTACTGGAGATATAACTGAGGTTGATTTAAACAAACAAACTATCTTTCCATTAGCACATATAATAATAAATCAAGTATCACAAGAGGAACAGGTGTTACGCTTTAACGTAACTATATTAACAATGGATGTAGTTGACTTTAATAAAGCAGAAACAACAGATGTATTTACTGGAAACAATAATGAACAAGATATATTGAACACACAATTAGGAGTAGTAAATAAATTAATAGCAGTATTAAGAAGAGGCAATCTACATCAAGATTTATACCAATTAGATGGTAATGCAAATTGTGAGCCATTCTATGAAAGATTTGAAAATAGATTAGCTGGTTGGGCAAGTACATTTGATGTATTAATATATAACGATATAACGATATGCTAACCAACCCAAAAGAATTAAAAAAAGTTTTAGGGGGTTATGCTAAATTCTTAGTTAACCAAAGTAGGGCTAACTTAGAAGAAGAGGGTAAAAACAGTAGCGGTAATTTATCTAATAGTATTAGGCAAGTAGTTGAAATGAAGCCTAACGGATTTGAATTAATTATCTATGGATTGGATTATGGAAAGTTTGTAGACCAGGGGGTCAGCGGAACATCATCAGTAGATAAAGCACCTAACAGCCCGTATAAATTTGGTTCTGGAACTGGTAG